ACGCCGCGATGCAGATACAAACGTCCGCGAGCGTTAGCTGATGCCGTCCAGGTTGAGTCTTTGTGTTTGACGAGCATCCCCGGCTGAACTGCGCCGCGGTTTACTGTCTGTGTACCGTAGTGCTGATGAACCATGATGTTCTCCAGTTTTCTGAGTGAACTTCGCTGGTGGCGCCGCGGCGCTGATCTTCACGGTTGAGCTTTTTCACTCTGCAATTCACCACCGCGAAGCTCACTTCTGTGCTTTGCCCTTGTCGCCAGGCTGGCGGAACGTTTGAACTTGATGCGCTTAGTGTTTCGCGATGGGATGATAATGTACTATAAGTTCATTGAAGTAAAGTACCAATAGTACATTTAAGTGGTGTGGCAAGTTCATAAACGCATAACAATATGAACTTTAAGATTATTTATTTTTTTCTTTAGTCTTGCTATGCTCAAAAAAACACCAAATAGGGTATTGCTATGGGCTTAGGTATGGATATGTCACGTGATGAATTGCTGGAAGATCGCGCAGCTTTCATAGCTGGTGAGATTAGTGGGGCGGTTGTTGAGTTGATAATCGACGGTGTGGTGATTGACTGTGAGGCTATTGTCGATCGACTGGAAGCGAAGCGAAAAACCGTGGGCAATATGATTCACAAAGGTGTATTGCGGGATGCAGCGGAGTTCGTGAGGAAGGGGCAATAATGGCCCGACTTTCTTTGCCGGGCAAATGGTGCTAGTCGGCCCAACCGGATTTTGTATTGATCGCCGATTCCGCCATTGTGTATTTTTGTACGGTATTATCTTTAAATAGAATGGTCAGTTCTTTCTTAGTGCCGTTCGTGCCGTTATGGAACAAGCCATAGAATGGAATGAATGAGGTTCCATTCACTTTAACTTTGGCAAATGAGTACTTCCAGATCTCATTACCACCATCGGTATAAGAGACTGCATCAGGAGAGCCAAACAAGGTTTTCACTTCAACCTTGGTCGTTTTCCCTTCATGAATTTTAGACTGAACACTTGTTTCAGTTTCACTTTTAAGTTTCTGATTTCCAGAAGACGCGCACCCTGTGAGGGTTACAGCTAATGCTACTGCCAGAGCCATTTTTTTCATTATGTATATCCATTGATTACAATCGGAATCATCTTAACATTATGAATTATCTGGTCAAATAAAAACCCGGCACGGTGGCCGGATTAAATATAATGCTGAGCTAGTTTGTAGAGGCCGGTCATTATTGCGATGAGGGTCGGAACTCCAAGTAAGACGGCTAGTTTTGCGTCAGATATTTTTTTATCTACTGTTTCGGTTGAAGGTTTTTTATCGAGAGAGGCTTTAATACTTTCCAGTCTCTCAAGAGCAATAGTCATGTTTTGGCTAATTGATTTCGCATCTATTCTAAGCTCATCAACATCACGTCGAATATAGCTAATATCAGCTTCCAGTTTAGCTACTCTAGCTTCAAGCATGTTACCACCTCCACCATTACCATCATGAAATGATGACTTATTATCCTCCTCATGTCCATCCACCAAGTCTTCTGGAGACGTAGCGCTTACGAGTCTTACGTAGTCTTTAGCTGCCATAGGATTACACCACCCCCAAAACATTGAAGAAAACACTCATGCTATCAAGGGGATTTTCACTATCATAGGGATTGAGAAGTTCACAGGTGAAACGATAGGTTCCATTTAACGTTGGGTTAAAATAAAAGCTTGCTGTGAGAAAGGAAGATCTCTTTACTGGGTCAATGTAGTTTTCAGGGATGGCATCCATAGAGGAGGATATGGGTACATCTTGTAAGTTTGGGTCGGCAAGCTTGAGGCTCACAAAATAAGGCAGGGTATTTTCCAGTTCTAGAAAAGATATGCCGACACTCATAGCTATAACACCATCATCGCGAACGGTGAAATTCAATGTGGGTGCTCTAGCGCCTTCCAGGTTGAACTTAGCCGGAAACATAAAGGCTATCTTTCCAGATATCTCTTTTTCACTATCCATTTCTATTCATGCTTCCTGTGTGTCTGAGAAGTGTTATTCCGCATCATCCCTAATCCGCCGCCCCATGTACTTGGCGTACGCCTTGTTGTACCGACCTTACCCAAACTCTATTCAGGCTACTGTTAATCGACTAACCATGCTTCCTGTAGGTCTGCGGCATGCTGCCGATCACCTTTCCGAAGACGAAAATCTTGTTCATCTCTTCCTTCTCAATTGGCTCCCACGGGCGATAGGTCTGGTTGTCTGAGATTACCAGTAGTTTGTCTTTCATCTTCTGAAGTCGCTTAACATGAGCTGTTTCGTCGTACAGGAAAGCGTAAATTCCATCACCATCAAAGTGTTGGATGCTGATATCGACAAAAAGCAGATCACCCGGCTCTATCGTGCCAGACATGCTGTCTCCGCGGACGTTGATGATGCGGATTTGTTCCTGCTTTCGTCCGTTGAACATTTGGCGCGCATCTTCAACTGAGTATTCCACAGAGCGAAGCACCTCCACGAACTCGCTATTGATCACGCCCGGGCCTGCACTGACAGATACATTGAGCACATCTATGCGAAATATTTCTGTCGATTTCTGCAAGCGTCCCTCAGATATTCCATCAGCCTCGCTGTCACCTAACAGGTAAGTTGAAGTTGTACCAATACTCGCAGCAAGCTCTTGCAGCTTCCCGCGTCTTGGAATTGATTCCCCGTTAAACCATTTGCTTACGGCCTTTGGTGTCAACTTCATCTTTTTGGCTATCTCAGCCTGACGACCATGAACCGGCAAACCAGCTTTATCGCAGGCCAGCGCTAGCCTATGGGAAAAGTCTTTTCGCGCTTTTTCTTCCTGAACCATAGGTTCAATCATAATATCTCTTGCGTGAACTATCAGTTCCGACATAATATGTACTTACAGTTCATATTGAGGGTTAAAAAATGCAACCAACAAGCCTTGGCGAAATCATCAAATTGATTCGCGTACCCGTGGTGGCCAAAGCATGCGAGCGGACTCCGCGAGCAATTTACAAGTGGATCAATAGTGGGTGCTTGCCACGTACTGATTACACCGGTGAGACAGCTTATGCATCGAAAATTGCTGAGGCCTCAGGTGGTCGCTTTACCACCACCCAAATTCTTGAAATCAGCAAACCAAAAGTAGCCTGACCGGCGCTTTAACCACGAAAGGGAAAGCACTATGCAATCACTTACGTACCAACAAAATACCGGATTCCATTCGTCCGCGATGATAAATCGCACTCAACAAGAGCATGGCGATAAACATGATGCCATTCGTGACGCGGTCCGCTCCTGGGCGGGCGCAGATGGTCAGGACGTAGTTACGGCTCTGATCATCGAAGAGTACCAGGCGCAGGGTGGTTACGACATCACTTTCCCTGACGATCTCTGCCGAAAGCGGCAGAAGCTTTTCCGCTTCCTGGATAACCATTTCAACAGCGAACGGTACCGTGAGAACGTTCGCCAGCTGACTCCGGCAATCCTGGCGGTCCTGCCGATTGAATACCGCAACCGTCTGCTACCAGAAGACAACGTTATGGCCCGCCTGGCTCGGCTGGAGAAAGAAACCAGCGAAGCGAAGATAGCCGTCGCGATGGATGCGCCACGCCATCAGAAGCTGAAAGAACTGAGCGAGGGGATCGTGGAAATGTACCGCGTTGACCCTGGGTTAACCGGTCCACTGATGGAGATGGTGCAGATGATGCTGGGGGCTATATGACCGGTTCAAAAATGGCGAAAGCCGCGGTGCGCGAACACCAACGGCTTTCTGGTGCAATTCATTGCGAAATCATTGCGGGGTAAGTATGCCTAACCACAAATTGTTTTGCCAGCGTGTCGGACCGCGACTGGATAAATCTTCCCTTAATTATTCTTCAGGAGGACTTAATGGCCGGGGACTGGATAAAGATGCGTACATCACTGGTCACCAGCCCGAAGGTGAACGGAATTGCGCGAATACTGGAGCGTTCACCGGAGGTGGGAAAAATGTTCACACTTTCGCATAACACCACATTATCAGACGTTGTAACGCGTAACGTAACCCGTAACGTTACGGTGTCGTTACTAGTAACGTTTTGGTCTGCGGCAAATGAACACTCGCGTAACGGTGTATTTGAAAATGCAGACCTGTCTGATATCGATGATATTGTCGGAGTACCCGGTTTTGGGGCTGCATTATCAACCGTAGGCTGGGCCATTTATGATGCGGAGAATAACTGCGTCATTCTTCCAAACTTCAATGAATACAATACGTCAGGTGATATGCGCTCAGCTACGGCCAAGACAAATGCGCAGCGCCAGAAGGAGTTTCGTGAACGGAAAAAACTCCAGGAAAGTAACGTAACGAGTAACGTTACTAATAACGTAACGCGTAACCACAGAGAAGAGAAGAGAAGAGAAGATCTAAACCCAGAGAGAGAACGCGCGGGCGGAAGTCATTCTGGGGATGATATTTCTGGAAATCACCCACCTCTGCCAGCTATCCCTCCCAAACCTCAGAACGAGGATTTTGGGCCCGGTCTGGATTTTGGCCCATTGGGTAAATTTCCGATCACTGACTCATGGACCCCGTCTCCAGACTTCGTGCGTCAGGCTGCGCTCTGGGGTAAGAACGTCGGCACTGAGCCGGGTTACACCGCTGAAGAACTTCAGCAATTCCGTGATTACTGGATACCTGACGGCAAGGTTAAACACCAGTTGGCTTGGGAGCAGACCTTTGCCAACAGTCTGTTGCAATCGCGTGGTCACGGCCAAAGGACCGTCCATGTTGGACAGCGAGATCCCAACCGAATTTCTGAGCCAGATAAAACCATCCCGACCGGGTTCAGGGGGTAACGGTGAAAAACATTGTTAATTCTGGCAGCGCTCTTGAGCGCCTGAAAAAACTCATTCCGCCAGGCGTTCAGCCGAAGTTCACCAGCGCAGCAGAGCTGCTGGCGTGGCAGCGGGAAGAAGGCCTGAAACATTGCGAAGAGTTGGACAAGCTGAATCAGAAAGCGCGCACAGAGAAAATCTTCGGCCGCTCAGGAATTCAAAGCCTGCACCGCAGCTGCACGTTCGCGAATTATCAGGTTTCCGGGGAAGGTCAGCGCAAAGCCTTCACGATGGCAAAGAGCTACGCACAAAATTTCGGCGCTGGGTTCGCAAGTTTCGTGTTTAGTGGCAGGCCTGGTACCGGTAAAAACCATCTGGCAGCAGCGATCGGAAATCATCTCCTGTCCGGTGGCCAATCAGTGCTGGTGGTGACAATCCCTGACCTGATGCTGCGTGTTCGCGAGTGCTACGACGGTGGCCAGTCAGAGGCTTCACTTCTGGATGACCTCTGCAAAGTCGATCTGCTGGTACTGGACGAGGTCGGTATTCAGCGCGGAAGCAGCGGTGAGAAAGTCATCCTGAATCAGGTTATCGACCGTCGGCTGTCGTCGATGCGTCCGGTTGGTGTTCTGACGAATCTGAACCACGACGAACTTCTCGGCGCGTTGGGTGCACGGGTTATCGATCGCCTCCAGATGGATGGCGGGATGTGGGTGAACTTTGACTGGGGCAGCTACCGCAAGAACGTTAGCCATCTCCGGATCGTTAAATAACCTCGAGGGAAAATCACTATGGCAAGCAAATCACTGTGGGCAATCGTCGATTTCCTTCGGGTTAACCAGACCATAACGCCTCGTCAGGTTCAGCACCTTCTGGGATGCGACTGCAAGAAGTCACATAACCTACTGCTTCACCTGGTACGCAGAGCGGTAGTAATCCGCGCTGGCGAGCCACATCACCCTGTCTACATGTTTCAGCCTGGCGGGGAGTTGAACATTAAGCAGATCAAACCGAACACGAGAAAAAACATGGTTACTTCAGTTTGCCGCACGAGTCCGGCGATGAAGCGTGTACTGGCGTTTTACGGGAGAACATCAGCATGAAAGAGTTTTTAGTTGTTACGTTGGCACTTGCTGCCGGATTTCCAGCCCTGATTGCTCTGATGTCATTCGTGATGATGCAGAACGGTTTTCGGGTTCTGGGTGCGGGCTACATCGTTCGAGTGGTTATCGTGCTTGAAGTGCTTACCTGGATTGGAATGGCTATTCCAGCAGGCGGTGCAGCATGAATATACCCACGTATCAGGAGTTGGAAGACAAAGTACTGGAACTGGCGGTACAGCTCGCTAACGCCGAGAGCAAGTGCAGGGAGCTGGCGGCGGCAGAGAACAACCTCATTGATAGCGAATGTCATGTTGCTGAAATGGAAGAATCTCTACGTGATAAACAGGCGTTACTTGAAGCCGCAGAGAAGCGCATTGCTGATCTTACTGGTAAGCCAGCAGAAGAATACGCTGACGATGATGAATTGTTGTTTGAAATATATTTTTGCGATGACTTATCGACTAGCATTCAGTAAGCGCAATGGCTTAAAGAGCTACGAATCCGTCGAGCCGCTGGCATTGGCGTGAATGGGGAGTTGCAGGGAGGAAAATGTGAATGAGTTGGCTCTTTTCGCAGGCGCTGGCGGAGGAATACTCGGCGGACACCTCCTTGGATGGAGAACAGTTTGCGCAGTTGAACGTGATGCCTACGCTGCACAGGTTCTCGCGCAACGACAAAACGATGGAATCCTCCGACCTTTCCCGATTTGGTCTGACGTGTGCAGTTTTGACGGAAAGCCATGGCGAGGAATTGTTGATGTCGTTTCTGGCGGATTTCCATGCCAGGCATTTAGCAAAGCATCAAGAGGTAGAATTACAGCAAAAAGCATGTGGCCAGAAATGCACCGAATCGTTAGCGAAGTTAAGCCAAGATTTGTCTTTGCAGAAAACGTCACTAAAGACGCAATCACTATTGCCGCAACCGACCTCATTGCAATGGGTTACAAAGCCAAAGCAATTAATCTTTCCGCGAAAGACATGGGTGCAGACCACATACGGGAAAGATTTTGGTTACTTGCATACACCGACGACGAAAGCAAACTACTCCGCGGAATCGATGCAAAAGTGGGAGTCGGCAAGGAATTTCACCGTAGCGTTTGGGATTCCTACGCCCCAGAACCAGTCCTGGTTGATGGGGTTCCCTTTAGGGTGGATAGGTACCGAGCCATTGGAAACGCACAAGTTCCAATCGTGGCAGCGGCTGCATTCAGCATGCCGCATGGAAATAAATAATCAGGAGCATGCAGCATGACAACTAACAACCACCCGGCGCACGGTCATGTATCACTCGATCGCCTGCACCAGATACGCGAAATACTCAGCAAAGCAGCCGCACAAAGCGACGGCGGTAATCTCGGCTACGCAATGGCTGATGCTGTGAAGGTGATTGATGAAGTACTGGAAGCGAGGAACGCCGAGCCGGTAGTGCTGGATGAAGATCCGCGCGACGCATTCGAGCGATCATTCAAAATGCCGAAGCATGTCACCCGCTGTGGCACTGGATATGCAGTAACGGAGTATTCCGCATGGTTGGCCCATGATTTCATCAGGATGTGGGAGGGCTGGAAGGCCTGTCGCGCCGCCATGCTTCAGGCTGGCAACTCTCCGGTAACTCCGGATGGTTGGGTGATGGTGCCGGTTGAGCCGACCTATCAGATGTGCGAGGCGATGGGTCTGCCATGGGAAAGACCGCGATTCCCGGATCGCTATAAGGCGATGATTGCAGCAGCACCGCAGCAGGAGGTGAAGTGACGAACAAGTTGACGAGAATTACCATAGATATAAATCAAGGCCCTTACGGGCCTTTTATTCTATGATAAACGGACTTTGTTTGAGAGTGACACCATGAAGCCGAAGAAGCTAAATGCTAAGCAGCAATACCAATTAGACCTTGAGTTGGTCAAGAATAAACCTGCGAACCGGACAGAGGCAAAAGCCCATTTAGCGGCACAATTACGGATTAGTAAGTACAAGGCACAAACCTCTTCCAAAATTCGCGTTGGCAGTTTCAGGGGAAAAAAGAAAGTACATTTCAGTAAGGCGGAAGAAGCAGCCAGGGCAGCACTAAGTAAAGCAAATGCCATTAGATTTTCCGAAGGAGAGGTCGAGTCCGTCGATACGGATCGAATCTCAGAAAGTAACAAACGCTGGCGCGGGAAAACTGCTGACTAATGTCTGACTGGAACATTGCTGCAAAGCCGCAGGAAGATCGCGACAAGGTCAACGTTGACCTGGCGGCCTCTGGGGTGGCCTACAAAGAGCGCCTGAACATGCAGGTTATCGCTGAACAGGTAGCCCGTGATCAGCCAGAGCATCTCCGCGAATACTTCATGGAACGTGTGCGTTACTATCGCGAGCAAAGCCTGACATTACCGAAAGCATCCGACCCGCGCTATCTGGATATGGCAGCCCAGAACGAGAAGAAATAATGGGCTGCCTCATTGTAAGCGGAATCAAGTTTTACGTTCTGGCAGAAGGTGAGTCATATCCCGATCCGCATAATGATAAACGGTATGTCGGTGCATATGCCGTATTCCCGTTTGAGGGAAAGTGGGTTGCTCAGAAGTATTTCAGGGGAGGACGCTGGAGTGATATCACCGAACGCCGATTTAACACTGAAAACGAGGCATTCAACTTCACATACGAATACGCGTTTCTCCCGGAAAACCGCTACAAATATTAATCAGTTCAGCTAAAAGCAACATTTGATTTTCCATTATCAGCTGTACATAATGTCAGTGTCAGCCTGAACAACTGACAACTTGATGCGCCACGGAGAGTACCATGGCGCACGAACTACAACTCATTAAGCAATCATCAGGAATCCTGATCCCCGCTACGCCGGAGACCAGCGATATTCTGCAATCAAAAATCAAACTCGGCGCCGTGCTGGTAGCCGAATTTCGTCAGGTGAGGAATCCCGCATTCCATCGCCGTTTCTTTGCGCTCCTGAATCTCGGGTTTGAATACTGGGAACCTACTGGCGGGGCGATCTCCTCCAACGAACGCAAGCTGGTAACCGGGTACGCTAAATTCCTTGCCTCATTCGCGGGAAGCGAAGCAGCACTCCTGGATGCTGCCGAGCAATATCTGGACCGCATCGCCGATAAGCGCGCCGGTAGCATCAGCATCTGCAAATCCTATGATGCTTATCGCGCCTGGGTGATCGTCGAGTCTGGTCACTATGACGCTATTCAGCTTCCTGACGGAACACTTCGCAAACATCCCCGCAGTATTGCCTTCGCTAACATGGACGAAACCGAGTTCCAGCAACTGTACAAAGCCGCGCTCGATGTTCTGTGGCGCTGGGTATTGTCCCGGGCATTCAAGACTCAGCGAGAAGCGGAAAACGCCGCATCGCAGCTCATGAGCTTTGCGGGGTGATGGCGATGAAATATTCCTGGTTCCACCATCACGAATGCACAACCGAACAGGCAAACGAGCTGGTGGCGAGTTATCGCCGTCGTGGCGCCACAGTAGAACGCAGCCTGAACCGCGACAACATCACCTGGACCGTCAGCGTTCAGCTGCCGGAAAGCGAGAAAGCGCCGCGCCCGAGTAAGGTATGGCAAAACAGGGCGTGGGGGTGAGCATGGCTAAGCTACCGCGCCGTAAGTGCGCGAACAAAGAATGCCGCCAGTGGTTCCACCCTGTTCGCGATACGCAGACTGTCTGCGGTTATGAGTGCGCCAGCGCGGTTGGAAAAGAGCAGACCAGAAAGGTCAGGGAGGCGGCACAACGCAAGGAGTCTGCCAAAAAGCGCGCCACTGAGAAAAAAGAGCGAGCCGCCTGGCGCCAGCGTAAAGCTGCAGTTAAGCCGCTGAAGCACTGGATTGACCTGACGCAGCGTGCGGTTAACGACATCTGTCGCGAAACCGAGCTGGCAGAGGGGCGGGGCTGCATTTCCTGCGGAACGAAAACGGCGTTCGCCTGGCATGCCGGCCATTATCGGACCACGGCAGCCGCCGGGCATCTGCGCTTCACTCGTTTCAACATCCATCTTCAGTGTGATGTTTGCAACGTCTACAAATCTGGGAATATCGAAGCATACCGAGCTGCGCTGGTGGAACGTTACGGCGAAGAGCCAGTGCTGGCGCTCGAGAACGATAACACTCCACACCGTTGGACAGTCGAAGAACTGGAGGAAATCAGGTTCACCGCGCTGGCCGACTTGCGCGCACTGAAAAAGCAGGAGGCAGCATGACATTTGAAACCTACTTTGCCGATCACCTCCGCGTTCGCTGGCAGCGATTGCGTTTATACCACTTTCCCGGCTCTGTGCTGACGGACTACCGAATACTGAAGAATTACGTGAAAACTTATGCTGGAGAAACACGATGAACCTCGAATCAATCGCAAAATACTTTGCACCGAAGTCCCCGATGTTCAGTGATTCCTCGCGGGCAACAGCTACAGACAATCTCACTGGTACAGATGTGATGGCCGCGCTTGGCCTCGTTAATGCTAAGTGCGGATTTGGTTTCGATCTTTACCTGGCAAAAATTGGCATCAGCAGCCCGGAGCGGGCAATGGAGGCTCTATATGGTTCAGCCGTTGAGATATCACGACATTTCAGACCAGTTACTGAACTCGATGAAGGATTACGCCAACGAGTTCTCGAAATACTGTGCGCTTTTGCTTATCAGGATTACGCCCGTAGTGCGGCAAGCGTTCGCAAATGCGACTGTTGCGATGGGGGCGGCTTTACCGAGGCAGATATTTTCACAAATAAAGTTCAGTACCCGGATGGGAAACCGCCTAAATGGGCAAAAATCACGAAGGGGGTTTGCCCGTCCTATTGGGAGGAATGGAAGTCGGTACGGGAGACTGCGCGCGTTTTATGCTCAGCCTGTAACGGAAAAGGTGTTATCAGCAATGCGTGTCGCTGCCATGGGAAAGGGAAGGTACTGGACAAGAAAGAAACGGAGATGCAGGGCGTGCCGGTTATGAAAGTTTGTGAGCGCTGCACAGGCAGAGGTTATGCCCGGCTTAAATTCTCTAATGTGCTGGAGGGTGTACGCACCGAATGGGATGTGAAGAAAACCACGGCTTATGATCACATCCAGCCATTATTCGAATTGTTGGTAGAAGAGTGTCACCGGCAGGAGGGATATGCGGACAATGCGTTAAAATCTGTCACTCAGTAGTGATTTTTTCTATGGAAGGTAAATTTTAGAGAAAATAGATATTGTAGTTTACGGAATTTTCGTCTAGTATCGGCTCTAATGCTGGGAATCCGTTCAATCGTTTCGACCAGCAATAAAATATTCAAGCCCTGCGGTTAACACCGTGGGGTTTTTGCGTTTCTGGAGGGTAAGAAAATGCACGGGTAGAACGGACAGACCGCAGTCGAAAGGCAATGCAGCAGTCATGATGCTGCCCCGAGTCGCGTAATGGCGAGCCTGTGTAGTGATGGGTAAGGGTTCATAGATCAAAATAAGCTCCGGTAAAGCAGCGTGAATGCCAGATGCGCACCGGTTATCAGCGGCGATGACGCGACAGCACCTCAAGGGCATGAGAGTGGCCACTCCGGGAAGTGGCAAAGAATTTATAGCCTCGCTTATGCGGGGCTTTTCTATTTCAGGCCTCACGGGAATCATCCGCTACGTGCTTTGTTGATAAATCCAGCCCGTGAAGCCTGAGCCTTTTCATACACGCACAGCGCCATCCGAAAAATCGGAGGTGAGGCTATGACCAGAATGAGCACCATTTACAGCAGACTTTCATATGGAACAGGAACCACGCTGACCGGCTGCGGTGTATCAGCGAAGGCATATGCCGAAACAGCTAAAACAGCAAAAGAGGTGTC